TCTAAGTTTGGAATAAGGCTATAACCAGATGGTAATTGTTCATTTACCTTAGCAATAAACTCATTCCGATCATCTTTCTCAGGGAATACAGCCTCTAAAGAATAACGTGATCTCTTGATTGAGCCAGCAGGAAACCGCGGATCAGCAATAAAGCGACTCTTTGCATACTTTGTATTAACAGTTGTGTCTAAAACAGACTCGATCTGCGATGCACTTTTTCCAGTAAGCGCCATATACTCAACCAAAGGCGCTAATTCCGCAGCAATAATAGGATCGTCTATTTGATCTAAGGCATATGCAGTTGGTGTTTTCTTATCTAAAACCACATCCATATTAAGCTTAGACTTAGGATCACGTTGCCTTTCAATTAAGTCCATTGCAATCTCATTAACGCCCTGACCAGTAATCAGCCTTATCTCATGTATATCAGTTAGAAGTTGAGGATTTTTTATTGAATCCCCAAGCGTACTAACAAAAGTACCAGTTCCAGTAGGAGTATTGGATAAAACAGCAAACAAATCTAAATACTGTTCTGCATTAGGAACTTTTAATCCAGAACTAATTCTATCTAAATTAGTTATTAATCCCTGTGGTGGAGCGCTTCTCATTATAGAAAGCGCAGCAACTCGCTGTGTCTCAGGAAGCTGATTAAACTGCGCCAAATCAATGCCAGCATTGTCTAGAATTTCCTGAGCAATGTCTCTGTCAGCCTTCTCGTTAGCATTTCCACCGCCACCACGAATACGAATAGAGTTATTGCGAAGCTCAATCGCATCTTTCATCTGCGCTTCTTCAGAAGCTACTGTAGATCTAAGCCCATTAATCTTACTAACGACAGCATCAACGTCATCTGTGATTTCTAAGATCCGATTGCCAGCAGCAACCACATCAGGCGACATGCCTTCACGCTTGCCTCGGCTGTCTACATATGCAGCAAGGTTATTAAGGCTGCGAGAGTTAGCGCGAGCAGCAAAGGTTGTAACTTCACCAAAAGCTTTGAACTTATTTAAACGATTTAACTCAGATGTACCTTGGTCTGCCGTTAAACCATTTGGCCCAATGCTACCTCTAATCTTAGCAACTAAAGAATTAAACTCTTCATCACGAAGCGCACCAGACTCAGCAGCAGTTGCAGCCTCTGTTACAGATTGAGCAACCTCAAAGCGTAATGCTTCTCTATCTCGCTGCTGTCTAATCTGATTAATGTTTGCTGATAGAACCCCTCTAGCAAACTCAATATCTTCATTAGAGCCAAAGAAGTCAGTGTTGTAAATTTCATCAATAAATGTGCGCTGCTTTAATGACAGCTTACTCATATCTTCTGGATTTCTGTTTCCTAATGCAACGCGAAACTCTTCTATATTACCCTCAGCAGCCGCTTGAATTAAGTAGGGGCGAACAAGGTTTTGACGAGCATTTCTTAGATCACTTTCTCTTTCTGGCCTTGTGTAAGTCTCATCAGATAAAAAGCGTTGATCTAACTTAGTCTGAACACTCGTATACAGATCATTTGTTAAGTTAAGACCAGCTTGTATCGAGTAAGCGTCATCTGAGGCAAAGGCATCAGACGCATTAAGACTAGATGTAGTAAGCAGGGTATCAATAGTATCAGGTAAAGTAAGCTCTAGCTCTCTTGCTCTTAGCTTTGCTAGATTTGAAGCTTGCTGGATTTGATCCTGCTCAACAGCATTATAATCACTAGATACAACCGAGCTATGTCTAAGAACCGCTTCTATATTTGCTGGCTCAACATAAGCCAAAAGACTTTTAACTTCTTCCTGCAAACCCTTTGGCAATCCTGCCATCTGATTACCGCGAGTTCGGATAGCAAGATCAATCGCATTCCGCTCTGATTTGTTTGCAGTACCAGAAAGCAAATACTCAACAGCACCTAATGCAATAGATTGTTTAAGCTGTTGTGAGGCGGTCTGATCAGCGCCAATTTTCAACAGTGAAGAAGATACACCATTCTGAGCATTGGAAAACTCTCTATCATGTATTGCAGCGGCCTCACTAATATCCTCACCTTCACGCGCAATAAAGCCACCAGCACGAGCAATGCTATAAACATCATCTTGGCTTGCACTAATCCCAGTAAGGATAGAATTAGCGGCATTCTGCCTAGATCTTGATGCAACGCGCTCTTGAATGTTTAACTTTGTAAGAGCTAAAAATTTAGCACCTGTTGTTTCTACAAATGTTTTGTATTTACCTTCAGCACCATTAGACATTTGACCAATGTAGTTGCTCATTACTTCATCATATGACTCAGGGTCATACTGATATTTTAGAGCAATCTCTTGAGCCTTAACTCTAAGCTCAGTGCCAATCGAGTCTTCGTATCTCTTATCAATAACACTTTGATAAGCAGCAGATGCTATACGACCAAATCCTTTAGGGGCTTTAAATGCTTCTGGCTTACCTGTTTCTGGATTAATTGTTCTTAGCTTTTTTTCTTCAACAGCTTGAGCAATCTCTATGCCTTTTTTTTCTGCTTCATCCGCAGCCTCACGAAAAGCAATTTGCTGGAATGTAGAAGCAACATTACTTATTGCACGCCCGATGTCTTCACCGCCAGCATTTGTTCTAACCACTCCAACAGGCTGATTAAAAACCTGCGTTCTTTGTCTAATAACAGCCATTATCTCACCGTTTTATAATCATAAATGCCTTGAGCCATAGTACCAGCAGCACTAAACAAAGAACTCGCATAAGCGTTTTGTCCTCGACGCCTCTCAGCCATTGCAGCCATTTCTGCTTTCATTCCTTCTATATTTTGCTGTCTTGCTATTCTTCCAATATCTTCACCAACAAGACTTTCTTGTCTTTCTAAGAAGGCTTGAACACTTCTATCAGAGCCAACATCACGACCAGCAGCAGCAAATGCAGCTATATTAGCTGATGTTGCTAAGTCATATTCTTCTCTTCTTGCCCTAGACATTTGCATAGCTTGCGCTTTATTAAGAACTTTATCTGTTTTAATTTGAAAAGCATTTAGCCTAGATGCTTCTTGTTGAGCTTTTCCAGCAGCAATTTGACCAACTGCACCTAACACAGATGATCCAAGCATAAGCATTTGTAACATTAGACTATTAACTCCGCTACTATTCCATTAACTTGCATTGCTTCTGGCTCTTCTTGCTCAATAGTTACTTGAGGATTTCTACTATAGCCCAAAAGTTTTATTTCTTTTTTTCCGGTAAACTTACCATCAACAGCAAGCTGTGAATTAACATTCATAGAAATTGTATTAGTAACATCAACAATAACATTTGTAATTCCTCGAACTGTGCCAGTAGCAGGCCCATTGCCCATGCTTGCATCAAATGGATTTGTTACTAATTTTGCTGTAAATTTTTTGCCCACAACTACAAGATCATAACCAGAAGAAGAATATGCTGATAAATCAATTCTATTTGCTACCCCGCCAACGTCTTGAACAGTAAAATCACCTAAGTATGTGTATTCAGAAGTAGCAACTTTGTATCCATTAACAGAAACCACATCGCCGTTTACATAAAGAAAGCTAACATCTAATTGTGATGTAAAACTAAAAAATCTATTAAAATCTAAATTAGGAATGCTAAACTTACAAAGTTGCAATTTATTTTTAGAATCATAAACATTTGCAAAAAGAGTTTGGCCTATAGCAATTACAGATCCAAATCTTCCATCAACAGTTACTCTAGTCCAAGCTGCTTTTTTCTCAGCCCTATTGGAGGTAAATAAAACTAAATCACCATTGCTTGAAGTAAATGCTGCATAAGAATCTGGAAGACTAATAAGGCCATGAGAAACTGTAGCGTATTTAGGATTATCTATAAGATGAGATGCTAATGTAGATATAGTAGAAGCTGTATAAGCGTCTTCTGAATCTGAATACAAATATTCTCTAACATTCTTGCCATTTTCTTGAACAAAAATTGTAGCCCCATCTATAGAAACAGGAGCAACAAAACTAATACCATATGGTGTTTGCATTCTTATCTGGGCGTTAGTCGGAGTAATTGCTTGATTCAAGTAAGTGGGAACATATAGTTCACCAGTAGAGGTAAACACTTGAAGATCACGATTAGAAATCATGTATCTTATTTCGTGAGCATCACCAGTAGCAGCAACCAAGTTAATTGAATCATCATCAGCAGCTTCACCTACATCAAAGTTAAAGAAGCTACCAATCTTACTCATCCATATTGTATCAGGCTCAGATAACGTGCCCCCAAAGCACAATCTGTTTTCATGAAATACAACAGCAGCAGGATATCCCCTTACAGCAGAGAATGATTGCTCATCCCATGTTGTTGTTGGCGCGTGACAAGATATAGATACTTGCCCACCACCATCTTCACTGCTGCTTGCATTACCACCAGCTTGATAGGTGTAAGTATTGTCATCTATTATTTCTCTAACCTGATCTGTAATATTTAAATTACCAGTATTAATGCCACCTGTTGCAGAAGCATTCTGCACTGTAATAGCATCGCCTACATTAAACCCATGATCGATCTGAGTAACCTCAACTATGTTTGAACCCTCTCTTGTTCTAAGAGGATTTAAAACAGCTAAACGAGCAACAAGCGTATCAACAACATTGCCCGTTACTACTGTTGCTGAAGTGTACCCAGTAATAGTTATTTCTGACTTATGGTATCTTACAGTTGTCCCAACATGATCTGCTACCCAATAATCAGAACTTGTAGTTAAAGTAATTCCACTTCCGCTTACAGCAGAGGGATCTAAAGTAACTCCACTAGAGTGAAATACTGAGTAAGGTTGATAAGTAACCTTATTGTCTGCTCTCGTATCAAATGAATAAGTATTTATCTCAAAAGAAGTAAGGCTTGTTCTTACAAGCACTCTAGGCGCAAACAAAGGATGCGATATAAACATTACATCGCCATACTGAGCAGCTGTATATTGTTGCAAATAGTCCTCATCAAAAGGAAGCGCTGCTGAATCTACATCTTGAGTTAATGTAGAAACAAGAGTCAATCCATATGCAGATCCATCATTTACTCTAAAACACCTTACTTTTTGGTGCTCAATTGAAATAATATACTCTTCATTTGAGTCGAAAATAAATCTAAACAAATGTGATTGCTCATGAGAAGAATCATAAGTTAATCCATAAGAATACAAAAAATTAAGTCCACCGCGTTTTTGAACAGCCCCTTCAGGTGTAACAACAAGATTCTCTAATCGTTGAGCAGACTGTCCATAAACAGGTGAATCCGTTCTCATTATTAATGAGTCACTGATTTCTCCATACTGAAAGCTGTTAATTGGAACTCTTACTTTCTGCATTAACTGCGCCTTTCAGCAATAAACCTCGATGTTGTTAGCTTGCGTGTCGTTTGTTGCTGAGAATCAATATTCCTAGCCTTAATAAACAATGCCGCAGCTTTTTGCTCCATTAATTGAGCAAGCTGTGCATCCCTAGCTAAAGAGATTGCAAATGATCCAGCAAGAGTAAACTCAATTGCTGTTGTAAAATAAGAAGGCCAGCTAGACTCAGACGCTCTCTGAACATAATCTAAGACAACAGTATCTGATGCGTCCGCGTCACAAAATACTTTATTACTGTAAATATCATACTTAATTGGCATGTCATTAACAGTAGCAGCTATAACAGTAACACAAGATGCGGGAATATGATACGATGCTGCGAACCTACTCTTAGGAGTAGTCGTTAATCTTGTAAGATTAGATTGGGTTGTAGCAAAGCGCCAACGAAAAGAAGCAAATGAAGTCTGTACTATGTCTTCATACAGCGCATTAGCTATTTTTGCTTCAGATGTATTTGCTGTAAAGTCAGTAATTCCATCAGCGCCAATAAGATATAAAGCGTTACTTGCAACTTCTAATGATGAGTCAGCTACTCTTGGCATAGTAGTTTGGGGGCCGAAGCCCCCATCCCTTTAGTTGTTATCAAGGACTTCAAAGACACCATCGTCATCAATGACAACAGCACCCATAGACATCATTGATGTTGCAAGGTGTGAAACCTTTTGCGCCACATAGTTTACCTCGGTTTGAACATCAGCATTAACGCCAAGTCCAACCGCTGAAGTATGGTAAGCAAAGTTTTTACCACCAGCTACAGCAGACGTTGAGAAGATCTTAAAGCCTAAGAACTCTTTCATTGTCATACCACCAGCAAATGGCAGATTTTGTGGGCCAACATAATCAGAACTTGCGAACTCGTTAATTGCAAACAAGTCAGCAAAACCAGTAGGCGACATTGCTAAGTAGCGCTGTCCGTCTTCTGGGATATCTTCTGCACCAAATGTTGAGAACAATGTCAACAAGTCAGCTTTTTCAAGAGCAGAACTTGTGTCATGAATCTGAGTGCTGTTAGCACCCGCGTCCATTGCAGTGATTAAGATCTCGTCAGTCTTACGACCAAGAGCAGCAGCAGCAGATTGTGCAACAGCTTGACGCTCATTGATGTTGATCTTCAACTCGTCCAGCTTGTCAATGTACTCTGGTGCGTAGAAGTCAGCCATGGTAGCTTCGACATTTGTGTGCACAAGTTCCATTGCAGTTACATCGCCGTTACGCGCTTTAGTGTTTGCAGTGCCTTTTCCAATTACTTGGAAGCGAGCAGTTGAACCTGTGACATTTGTCGTACGCACAGTGTTCCGTAACTTGGAACCCATACGTTGATACGCCATATGTACTTCAGTTTCAAACTGCTTGATAAAGGCTTGGTCAATAGTATTAGCCATTTTTACAGTCCTATTAGAAGTTTCAGTTAATCACAGGTATCCGCTTTTCTATCTCAACAAGGGTATCCTTACGGGCCTTTCAATGTATTACGGGCTGTCGTGGTTCATCATAAACACAATTTTGATCTAAATTGCAACGAACAAATTCAACATACTTATTTCCGTTCTGCATAGACACACCAACAGGATCAAATCCTAACCACGTTGCCCAGCTTACCATGCCCTCATAATCAGCAAGAATTGTCATAGACATATGCGATTGACTTTGATCAAAAAACTCTACTAACATTTTTGATCCACGCGCTAGCATAGTAAAGTTTTCCCTTATTTTATTGGAAAACATTGCAAACATTTGAGGCCAATCTTGATCTTCACAGAACCAAAGCCCCCCAACAAACAAAAGCTCACCCCCATCTTTACGACAGACGTAAGCTTCTGAGGTTTCACTCATTACCTCTAATGCTGTTCTTACATCGCAGTATCCTAATAACTTTATTTCTCTGCGATTTTCTTTTGATAAAACTCTTTCAAGCTCATCAATGTGAAAAGATTTAAGGGGAGTTAAGTAGTAACTCCCCCTTTTTATTATCTTAACCTCTGTAAAGTTGTTTAAATCCATCATCTACCTGCTTTACAAAGTTTGAATCTCTATTACGAGGCTCCCAATACCTTGGGTCTTTCATCATTTCTTGCAAACTTGCCTCAGTAATTGATGGGGAAGGGCTAGCATTTCCAGCAAAGTTACCATCTTTCATTTTATCCATAATGGTTTCTAAAGCTAAAATACCTTCATGAGATTCACACATGCGCTCAATAGCTGGCAGTGCATCTTCTGGAAAAAACTTGTTAGCGAATACAGAAGCGGCTTCAATTCTTGTGCTAGCATTATCACCAAGCTTTGCTGACTCAGCTTCTATGTCTGGTTGGCTTCCATTAATAGCCTGAGCATACATTTCTATGCCCTTTTGAAACTCTTCTTGACCATAACCGTTTTCAAAAGAATGCTCAGACCACCACTGCAAAAGCTCATTATCAACAGCAAGATCATCGTCAACAATATCTGGAAGCTGATAATCGCCAGCAGTTTCTGGCCTATCAGCAAAAGCTTCTGTTTTTATTTCTTCAAGCAAGGCTTCTCGTATTTCTTCATCCTTGCCGCCAAGCTTAGATTCAAGTTCCTTATACGCCTTTGCTAAATCCTCACCTGTTTTATATTTCTCAGGCAACCACTCTGGACGCTCAGGCGCAGCTGCCTGTTCTACATCTTCTTGAGTTACAAAATCACGGCCATCTGCTTCTGCTGCTTCAATTGCTGCTTCATCACTCATTTGTCTTTACTCCTATGTGCATGTGATATGCGCTGTTCAAGAAGGCCAACTACATATCGCTGCCCTTCTATATGTCTTAGCTCTTCTGTAGATACGTTAGGCCCATTAACCATCTCAATAGTTATAGACCGAAGATATTGAAGCACAGCCTTTCCAGTAGGTGTGTTAAATATCTGAGCTATGTTTTCACTTATTTCAACGTCTTTATTTGTGTGACGCTGTATTCCGTCTATGCCAATATTAGCCTTCGTCGCCAACTTGCATTCCTTGTTGCTGTTGAGCCATTTGCTGTTGAGCCATTTGCTGCGCAACCGCAGCTATTTGTCTACGCTGTTCTTCATCACGAATCAAGCTCTCTGGTACACCAAACTTTTTAGATAGGAATATAGCGGTCTTTTCTGAGTCAATTAACATCTGCATCATCTCAGGGCCAAAGGCTCCACCAACAAGCTCTAAGAAACGAGCAACACTTGAAATGTCTTCATTTGCTTGTGCTTGTGCAAGCGGAGATACAGAACGCACTTTAACCTCCCTACCATTTACTGTAGGTACTTCTATGCGGCCCTGCTTCTTTAAAATGTAAATTACACGTTGAAGTACGGGCTGCACGAGTTCTGCTTGCAATCTGCCAAATGAAGAACCCATTCGTCTGGATAGGTCAGCCATTCTTTCGGCTACCTCAGTTGCAGTCGCAGGAGTTTTGTTAGGATCAGCAAGCATATCCATGAACAAAGCTTTGCGAATATTAAGGCGCATATCATTAAGAACAAGTTGCGCGACATCAAAGCGACCAGCGGCTTGTATGGGCTGAAGACCAGCAGAACCCATAGCCTTTGGTATAATTGTTCCGGGCACCAAATTAATTGTATCAGGATTAATTACACCATCGTCTTCCATCTGATATATACCAGAGATAGACATCTGAGCATTCTCAAGAATAAGCTCAATGGTTAAGTTTGTAGTCTTAATGGCAGATAACGCATTAAGAATAGGCCCACGACCATACACCTCACCAGAACACTTAGACCACCTAAAGCAAATAAACGGATTAGATCCTACGCCCTTCATTTGTTTTTGATATAGCGTTGTTTTAGTAGTCATACAAAATGCGTAATGATAGTAAGCTTCTTCGTTTCGCTTACTGTAGTCGCGGCATACAAGTTCAAGAACAGTAGTTTCTCTGTCCTTGCCCATTTGCTGTTCGACCTTTGGATCAAACTGACCATCAGGGAAAAGAATCCTTAGTTCATCAAAAGGAATCTTCTTGCGCTCTCTAAACACATGGTCAATCTTATCGTCTGGCCCAGTGTCAAGTACGACATGTGGAAGAGGTATTGCGGTAAAGTTTACTGGATTAATTGAATCCCCTTCTTCGACGCACAAGACACCAGTGCCAACAGCCAAGTCCATAAAAGATTCATGAACCTCTTGGCTGAAATTAGAGTTCTGCAATACCTCAAATACATATTCAGTAACTTCATCTAGCTCGTTATCAATTGCTTCACGCTGATCCTTTGGCACTTCACTGCCAGACATAAGATCAGCCCACCTAGCAAAGTTAGGCACAATGCCAGACTGCAATCTGCTAGCAAACTCTTGAACACCAACTACCGCTGTTTCATCAAAGATTTTTTCATCTCTGCGTTGCCCAGCTTCTTCATAATAAAACGACTCACGTTGAGGCAGAGCGTACTCATAACACTCCTCAAAGAGAGGAACCCAGTTTTCCCTAAAAGCTTTTGCCTTCTGGTACTTCTTTAGTTTTTGCTCTGCCAATGTATTCATGAGTTAAACCGCCCTAAAAATCCAGCACCGCTAGCACGAAACAAAGATCTGCGACCACGACCACCTCGCATACCACGCTGCTGCGTTCTTGCAGATAAAGCCTCGCTAATATCTTCACGCTTACTTTTTGCGCGCTTTTCTATTTCTTCGCGTTTAGCAAGATCTGCTTCAACTCTTTGATCTGCCGCCGCTTGCTTTTCTTCCTGAGAGGGGCCACCACCAAAACACATAGCTATCTCCTACATTCTAGACCAAACGCCAGCGGATCTGCGTGTACGTGGGCCTTTGTTAAACACATCAAAGTTTCTTTTAGCTACTACAGGCTTAGACGGTTTCTGATTATTCATCAAGGCTCGTCCTTCACCAGCACCTAACAAGAGGTATTGAAGCGCGTCATGAATATGCGAATACATGTTTTTATCTGGTTTGTCAGCATATCTTTCACCAGACACTTCCATGCGCTTATACTGATAGCCGCCCTCAAAGCCTTTAATAAGCTGTGGACAGCGCCTATCGATTAAAAATGCTGGCTTACCTTCGGTCATCTTGTTCAGCTGGGAGGAGACTGATTCAAGACGTAGGTCAACAGAGTTGGAGGGCGCTGGAAACGCCTTCAAGCCAGCACCGCGCAG